GAGAAGTTCTTCAAAGGTCTAGGAACCAAGGGCCAAGCTTCAAGCACCAAGCGTCAAGCTGCAAGCTTGACAAGTAAAATTAAATAGAGTATATTTATAGGATAATAAAGGAGAAAGATATATGTTAGTAAAAGACGCCGTAAAGATTACCGATTCGTTAACCGGGACAAGTAAAATGCCTGGCAAGAGTTACTCACTTCCAGCATGGGAATGCCAAACAGGATCCAAACTTTGGAATAATCCGAAATCCCCTTGTTTTTTTTGTTATGCTAAAAAAAATAACTATGTAAGATATCCAGCTATTAAAGCGGCTCAGTATAGAAGACTGGACGCTATCAAACACCCTTTATGGGTTGATGCAATGGTTACACAAATTAAGCGGATGAAGTGGTTTAGGTGGCATGACGCCGGCGACGTACAATCAGTTGAGCATATGAATAAGATCTTAGAAGTTGCAAGACAAACGCCTGACACTAAGCACTGGATGCCCACACAAGAGCGGCCTTACCTGCCAGCTCCTGAAGATGTTCCTGACAATATGGGTCCGCTGGTAACGCCTGGAGCCATAGCTCAAGCGTGGTAACTGACGGCTCCGAGACCTGCCCATCAGGCAAACAAGGCAATCAATGTTTAGACTGTAGAGCATGCTGGAATAAAGACATTAAAAATGTATCCTACGGTAAACACTAAAATTCAAAGCTTCACACGTGAAGAGGCCATTAGCCCAAACCGGTCGACGGACCGGGGCGGGCGTGCGCTAAGCTACAAGCTACAAGCTACAAGCTACAAGCTACAAGCTACAAGCTACAAGCTACAAGCTACAAGCTACAAGCTACAAGCTACAAGCTTCAAGCTTCAAGCTTCAAGCACCAAGCTCAGACAAGAAAGTATAACAAGCTTCAAGCCCCAAGCAGCAAGCGTCAAGCTTCAAGCCGCAAGCTTCAAGCTCCAAGATTCGTGAACCACGGTACAAGTGAACAAGTTTATTGGACCTCGGACCAAGGGCCTCTGCTAAGATAAAAGTATTGTGTGGATGCCTCACATGGTAGGCAATTTGATGGGGTGAAAATTTAAGTTTGTTACCCTTCGTAACTTTTAATTCGATAGTGAAAAAGTGGCCAGAATTATTATACACCAATAGATCGGGAGTACCAAGTAGGCTATTGTTTTCAAGTCTATTAAGCGAAAAATCAGTAAAAGTTTTCTTAACTTTTTGATACAATTTACGCTCTGGTCCCATAAGTTTTTTAGAGTAACACTGTCATGCATTTAATAGTCCTTCTGAAGTTTATCTGGCAGGATAAGCTTAGAAGGTTTCTCAGTTTTTAAAACTAATCTGTGTGCACTATGACCTGGTTGACCGATGATTGGAACAGCATTTTCATGTACTTCCATCCGTCTGATCTCATGTAATTTTCCATTCTTCTCTACATAGATCACTGCATTTTTAATAGCATCAGATCCCTTTGTAAAGTTACTTAGGAACATTTGTAGGTCTTGTACTCTCATGAATCTTTTTGACTTAACTTGCGTGATAAATCCTCTATCACTTTTTTATAGCCTTGCAAGAGATTTTTATTTTTTTCATTTTCAGATACAAATTTCTTCAGTTCCCAAATTTCTTTTTGATGAACCTCAATTAAAAGTTTATATCCATTAATTATATCGTGCCACTCTTGTGTAGTTCTATGTACTTTCATAGTTGACATTATAGGATAGTTACCTTAAAAAGTCAACATGGGAGTTCCAAAAAGATTAACAGAAATGCAACAAAGATTCGCTGAGTTTTTAGTATTTGGTGGACCTGAAGGACCAATGACACAATCGGAAGCTGCTATTGCTGCTGGATACAGTCCACTACGTGCAAGACAAGAAGGATCTGAATTAAACAATCCAAGATTGTCTCCACTCGTTGCAAAATATATTGGTGAACTAAAAGAAGAAAGACTTAAAAAACATGAAGTGTCTTATGAAGGACACATAGCAGAACTTGCTAGACTTAGAGAAGCCGCTTTGAAAAAAGGTTCTTTTTCATCTGCTGTAAATGCTGAAGCAAACAGAGGCAAAGCAGCAGGATTATATATAGACAGAAAGATAATAAAAACAGGGAAATTAGAGGACCTATCAGAACAAGAACTAGAAGCGAAAATGAAACAAATTTTAAACGATTACGAGCCTCTTCTAAATGCAAATGTGGTTGAAGGTGATTCACAAGATATTGAAGACTAATCAGTCTCTTCCAAATTATTTTTAAGCATATCAATCATCCAAGGATTATCTCTAAATACACCCATCATTACATTTGTTAATTGATTAACAACAGCCTCTTCATCTTCTGGTTTTTCTAATGGTGCTTTCTCTTGGTTTAGTCCAGCCACTTGTACTGCTGCATGCATAATTTCATGAAATATTGTATTAGCTATTTCTTGTCCACAGAGATCATGTTGTACTTGTATAATATTTTGTCTGTAATCATACTCTCCAAAACAGTCTGTCATTTCCCATTTTTTATAATCTGGTCTAACATATTTAATCTTAACATCCTTGTAACCAATTCTTACATTGTTAGGTAAACCAATTGCTTCAACTGGAATAGGTTTCAGTGGTTTTCGGAAATGTTTTGATTTTTTGGAAGATTTCATATTTCAATATTTACCCTTTCGACACCTAAATAACAATTTTATTTTTATGTTGCGCTGATTTTTTTTCAGATTGATTTGGTATCGCAAATGACCAAAATGACCTATAAGCGTTGGTATACAAAGCTAATTTTTCGACACCCCCCCCCTCGCAAGGGTGTCGCAAGGGTGTCGCAAGTGTCGAACTTTTATGGCCAAATTGTGGCAATGGCCACATTTCCGCCACATTGTGTATACTTATGTCGCACTTTTTCATAAATGCCGACACCTCCCCGACACCCTCCCGATACCCTGCCGACACCCAATCGATACTTCATTCTCCTGGATAATATATAGGATAGTCCTAATTATAGTACACATTTGTTTACTATATCCTTACCATATTTTTCTTCATATATTTTTTCAATTTCGATCATAAGGTCCGTGATCCCTGATTCGTCCATCTTGACCACACTCTCCATGGCCCGTGATACAAGGTCCTTTTGATACTTTACAGCCTTATTCCTGGTCTGTACTTCGTGGATTCCCCACCTCGTTTGATCTGTCATTAAAATCCTCCTCATTTCTTCCTGGTATAAATAAACTTCTAATCTGTTCTTTGATAACCTCTACTTGCATATCATGGTACTCTATACTAAGACTACAATGTTGTTGTATATCTTCAAAACTTTTACCGAGTTCAATCCAATTTAAAATCTCATTTAAAATTTCAATTTTGGCTCTGTGTCTACCTTTAGTTTTTTCTAATCTTGCTCTTGTTCTAGCTGCAGGTTCTTCGGTCATTTATTAAACTCCTCTTCTTTCATTGGTTTAGTTTTTTCTTTTTCATCAAACATTAACTCATTATACATGTCTAATCTTTTCAAAAACTTATGCTTCCAGGATCTTAGTTCAGCACCTTCTACTTTAAACTCTTGGTAATAAAGATCAGGCGTGCATACCATGATAACTCCCTGTTTAATTTGGGAGCCATAGACATAATCGTGTGCCATGGCGTAGGCTGCAATTTGCATGTAATAATCTTCAATCCATTCTTCCCTTTTCGGACGGTTACTTTGTTTGAAGTCGACAATAGTTTCCATGCCATTATGATTACATACAAGGTCTGTAGAGCCCGCGTAGAGGCCAGGATAGAATAACGTGACTTCAGAGCCATAATATTCCGATACCGGTGCAAGACCGATTTCCATAATTTTTTCGGCCATGGGACGCGCCTGGCATCCGAGTTCTGTAAGATCATCGTAGCCAACGTCCGTGATATAAGATTCGAGGAATTTATGCATACTGGTACCCCGTGCACTAGATACATTCTTGATTCGTTCTGCTTCTTGTTCACCGACTTTAGCCTTCCATTTTTTTATAAAATCTTGATTTTTGGTGGCTCCTAATACAGTAGTCACACTGGGAAGTCTATAAGAACTTATCTCGTAAACACGTTTTCCAGTATCAGGGTCCGTGATCTGTTTACCGGACATGTAATTGTATTTACTATTCTTTTTCATGGTCCATTTCATCTAACATTTCTTTGACAGATTTACTATCAAAGTAGTCATCTTTCTTTTTATTTCTAATAACTTTAGATTTAAATTTAGGTGTCCTGACTTCTTTAGCCACTGGATTAGATCCAAAAATGCGGTTCCACGACTCTTCGTAAGCTTTATTAGTAGGTCTACTTCTCCCGTCGTATTTTTCTTTTTTCATAACTATTTTTTACCTCTTTTAGTTCTGTCACCATATAATTTTTGCCATGACCAACTCGTCAAATACGTTGAGTAATGGTATATCCGTTCAAGTATGTATCTTCTCATTTTGTCTCCCCAATTCTTTTTACATAACGCATTTCAGTTCCTGCTTTATTCCAAGAAGTTTCTATTTTATTTCTAGTGTCATCTTTTATACTCCAACCCCCATCATAAGACCCATGTACTAAACCATGATAACTGATATCTTGATCACATATATCAATGTCACCTCTGTTACATCCATTATCGGTGTAGACAAAATAATCTTCGTAGTAAGGTCCATCTCCTTTTCCACAATGTTGATGTGTTCCTTTTTTATAATCTTCTTTTTGTCCTTCATCTGTTCTAAAACATCTACCTCCTATAAATGAATATCCTCCTGCATTTTTAAGATTTAGAGTTGAACCAAAAATAACAACAGCATCATAGTTATTATACCAACCGCTGTTATGTATTTTTTCCTCAACTGATTGTGCATAATCTGTATCAAAATCTTTTAAAGTTTGATAAGGTTTTATTTCAACTAAAATTTTTTCGTCGTTACAACCAAATATTATTAGATCGGGTAACCATCCTTTTACGTCTTCTAAAACAGGTTCGTATTCTATATTCCATCCTAACTCTTTTAAAAATATATAACGTTTGCATTCGTTTTTACTTCTAAAATAAGCACCTTTATACATTACCTCGTGCGCTTTTATTTCGTACATTATTTTTTCTTTCCAAACCAGATGTTATTTCTAAACTTATCTAGTTCTACTACATTATCATCTAAGTCCTGTATCTCCGGCTCATAGTGATCAATGACGTTTTCTATTGCATGTAATTTTACAATAGCATAAGGCCAAAGTTTCTTACAAACGTGTAAGCAATCTCTAAATGTACATCTCCATCTCCACTGTGGTTTCATACCTTTAGGGACCTTCTTAGGTCTTACAGTGCCCACCATTAACGTCTCATGTACAAGTTCTATAACATTTTTATCAGTCATAGATATCTCCATAGAAATGCGTCTACAATCGTATGTACCAGACTTTTTCTTTTCCTTATATTTTTTATAAGTCAGACTACCTTCGCCATCAAACAACCCTGCAATGTAAGCTATGTCTAAATGGTAATTACTATTCATTTTTATCTTTCATCAAATGTTTTATTATGGTCGTATAAGCATTTGGTTGTAAATCCCTAGTGCACTGAGTAAGCAGGACCGATGTCATCAAAATCACCATCATCCTCATAATCATATATTTCTCCTTTTGATTCACAATCCCAACATTGATGGATCATGTCTTCTTTCTCATAAATACATGCAACTTTTACATAACCATTACCTTTACAGGTAGGGCATATATAAACTTTTTTAACTTTTTTTGAATTTGCCATTGTATTTTTTTGCTTTCTCGTTTGCTAGTGCTGTAATTGTTTTTGCTACGGATAAATTAGCATCTTCAAAAATTAATTTAGATAGCTTAGTTAAAGTAGCGTAAGTTTCTTTTGTTAGAGAAACGTTCTTATATTTAGTCATATCGGTCATATTAATTGTTTCCTTTCATTGTTAAGTTTGATATATAGGTTATTTTATAGGATTGTCAATGACAAAAATAGTTTTATTTATGGTTTTATGCAGCGGGATTGCAAACAACCAATGCAAAGTTATCTCGACTCCAATAGATTTATTTGAAGATTATAGTAGTTGTATATTATATGGTTATGATTATTCATATAAATTGATTGCGGGATTTGACCCAGAATGGACTAACAGTATGGAAGCTTATACTAAGTTTTCTTGTAAGGTTGACAAAATTATTTAATTTTGATATGCGTGAGTTCTTCTCACCATATACCTATCCCCCACACCTCTTTGGGATAGGTACATTTTAAT